ACGGTGTTGGCGATAATTCTGACGCATTTCCAAACGATTCAAGTGAACAAGTTGATACAGATGGTGATGGTATTGGTGACAATAGTGACGAATATCCAAATGACCCTAATAACAACCAAAATGGTCCACCTAACAACCAAGAAGACTCAAATAATAATCAAGAAGATTCTAATAACCAAGAAGACTCAAACAATCAGGGAAATCAAAATAATAATGGGTCAGGGGGCAATGGTGGCGGTTTATTAACAGGTGGCGATTCTTCTTTTAATGGTGGTCAAACCAATGGTCAAGGCACTAATGGTCAAGTGGCTTCAGGAACAGAGGATGCAGGTGGCGAACAAGGTCAGGGGTTAGAAGAAGGTACGGATACAGGCACAGGAACAGGCACAGGAACAGGTAGTGGCACGGGATCAGGCGATGGTTCTGGTGAAGGCGATGGTGAAGGAGAAGGTCAACAGCAAGGGCAACAGCAAGGCTTATTTGGACAACCCTTTCAAACAGAATCATTGTTTGGTGATTATATGTCAAAATCAACTATACAAGATGTTGTACCAACACAGATGTTACCATTTGTGTATACGCCAAGAGGTTTATTTACAGGATTGAGACAATGACATATTTACAGTTAGTTAATGCCGTTATGAGGCGACTAAGAGAAGCAGAAGTAACCTCTGTATCTCAGAATACATACTCTGCATTGATTGGTGAGTTAGTTAATCAATCAAAGCGGTATATTGAAAATGCGGTCAATTGGACTGCTCTGAGGAGTGATGTTACGTTTAATACGGCAGATGATGATTACACCTACACAATTACGGGTGCAACTGATCGATCAACCATACTAGATGCTATTAATGATACATCTAATAAACGATTAGCTTATAAAACACCTTATGAGTTCAAGAACTTTAAGAATTTGTCTACCTCATCCAAGGGGTCACCATCGTTTTATACTTATAATGGGTTTGCTAGTTCTGCTACACAGATAGATGTGCATCCTACACCTGATGGGGTTTACTCATTAATATTTACAGCAGCTATAAGACCTGCTGATTTATCAGGTAATTCAGATACCATCTCAGTGCCCACAGCCCCTGTTATTGAGTATGCTCATGCTCTTGCATCTAGAGAAAGGGGTGAGACAGGTGGGACTAGTGCTGCTGAACTATTTAGGCTGGCAGATGTTACCTTATCGGATGCTGCGGCATTTGATCAGGCCAAGAATCCAGAAGAGTTAGTGTTTAGGGCTATTTAATGGCACAGAAGCTACAGAATGTAACAATCTCTGCTCCAGGTTTTTCTGGGATTAACACTCAGGACTCGCCTATTGACTTAGATCCATCATTTGCAAAGGTTGCAGATAACTGTGTGATTGATTCTTTTGGTCGTATCGGTGCTAGGAATGGATATGAGTTAGTAACGTCTGATGATACGGATTTGGGTGCATCTGTTGGCACTGAAAGTGTGTTTGAATACATTGACCAAAGTGGTGACATTACTATTTTATCGGCAGGAAACAATAAACTATTCTCAGGGACAACAACACTCACAGAGATTACTCCTGCTGGTTATACCTGTAGTGCAAATAATTGGAAGTTTGCTAACTTAAATAATCATGCTTTTTTATTTCAGAGCGCACATGAGTCTTTAGTATTTACGGATGCTGGTGGATCTAATGCTTTGGCTAAATTTAGTGCGTTTGGATCAGCATCAGGTACAGCACCACAGGCTAATGAAGTAATAAGTGCTTTTGGTCGATTATGGGCAGCAGATGTGGTAGGCAACAAGCACACTATTTATTTTAGTCATTTACAGACGGGTTATCAGTGGACGGGAGGTAGTTCTGGAACATTAGACCTTACAACTGTATTGCCTGGAGGAGCAGATGATGTTGTAGCTCTAGCGGCTCATAATGGGCGTTTAGTTATATTCTGTACAAACACTATACTGGTTTACGCAGGCCCTACCAATCCTGCAACTATGACGCTTGAGGATACTATTATTGGTATTGGTTGTATTGCTAGGGATTCTGTAGTGTCCATTGGCAGTGATCTACTATTTTTGTCTGACTCTGGTGTACGATCATTGGGTAGGACAATACAGGAAGAGTCTGTAGAGATTGGTGATCTTAGTCAGAATGTAAGAGATGATTTATTAGGTGATATAGCAAGTGAAACAGGCAATATTAAGGGCGTTTACAGTCCTGAAAACTCATTTTATTTATTAACCTTTCCGTCTACAGAAAAAGTATATGTATTTGATACGAGTAAAATACTTCAGAATGGTGCTTTTCGGGTAACTACGTGGTCTAGTATTAATCCATTATGTTATGCAAGAAAACGTAATGGTGATTTATTATTTGGTCGATTAGGTGGTATTGCCAAGTATTCTACGTTTAAAGATAATAATGCAGCGTTTACTTTACAATACTTTAGCAATCCTCTTGCTTTTGGTCAGCCAGCTAATTTAAAGTTTTTGAAGAACTTTAACCTCACAATAATTGGTGGTGCATCTACGGCAGTAGTTTTTAAGTGGGGTTATGATTATAGCGAGGCTTATCAAACGCAAAATTTTACAATAGGTTCATCGGCTGCTGCGGAGTATGGAGTCAGTGAATATGGTGGTACAGCAGAGTATACTGCTAGTTTATTGGTCAACACGCCTAAGATAAATGCATCTGGAGGTGGTGAAGTGGTAACAGTTGGGCTTGAGTCAAACATATCAGGGGCTTCATTTTCAATACAGAGAATTGATATCCTAGTATTATTGGGACGCATATTATGAGTGATTATTCAAAGACAGTTAATTTTGCTGCAAAAGATAGCTTGAGCACTGGTGATTCTAATAAAATTGTTAGAGGCACAGAGATTAATACAGAGTTTGACAATATAGCTACGGCTATTGCAACTAAACTAGATTCAAGCGGTGCTGTATTTACCAACCCCGTATCTTATCCTGATGGGTCGGCTAGTTCTCCTGCGATTACAAACACAGGCGATACAAACTGTGGTTTATTCTTTAGTGCCGCAGATACACTAGCATTTACCGCAGGTGGTACAGCACAGTTTACTATGGCAGATGGCGTTATTGCTCCAGTTACTGATAACGATGTGGACCTGGGTACAAGTTCTTTACAGTTTAAAGATGCCTATATAAATGGCACTGCTAATATAGACAGTTTAACTTTAACGTCAGGGGCCACTGTTACAATTATTGCTGATGAAGATAACATGTCATCAAATAGTGCTACATCGTTAGCCACCCAACAATCTATCAAGGCTTATGTAGATTCTGAAGTAAGTGGTTCAGGATCAATGAGCAATTGGGTTTTGGAAGATGGTGATGGAACAGAAGTTACCATTTCAAATGCTAAAGAAGTTAAGTTTGTTGAAGGCGGTGGGATTGATATTGATTGGACAGATACTGACAATGGTACTGACGGAGATCCTTATGATCTTACATTTACTATTAATGCAGCACAAACAAGCATCACTTCAATATATGCAACAGATTTAATACTAGGAGAGGATGCAGAAACGGCTATTGATTTTGGAACAACTAATGAAATTGATTTTAAAGTTGACAATGCAGCAAGACTAACTTTAACTTCATCTGCGTTATATCCTGTTACAAACAATCAGATAGATTTAGGTACATCTTCTCTTGAATTTAAAGATGCTTATTTTGATGGTACAGTAACATCAGATGCGTTTGCAGGGCCATTAACAGGGAATGTTACAGGAAATGTATCTGGAACGGCAGCAACAGTTACAGGTGCTGCTCAATCTAATATTACTTCTTTAGGAACACTTACAACTTTAACTGTTGATAACATTATCATCAATGGTACAACTATTGGTCATACTGATGACACTGATCTTGTAACATTGGCTGATGGTATTGCTACTGTAGCAGGAGAGTTAAGTGTTACGACTTTGGATATTGGAGGGACTAATGTAACGTCTACAGCAGCAGAGTTAAATCTTCTTGATGGAGCATCTACATTAAAACAAGTAGGGAAAGAAACCATCTATGTTCCAGCAGCAGCCATGTATCCTAACACAACGGCTGGATCTTCTGATTTAACACAGGTTGAATTATCAAATGGCCCCGAACTCAAATGCTTAGACTTTGATGCGAGTTCTGATGAAAATGCTCAATTTACTGTAGCTTTTCCTAAAAGTTGGAATGAAGGAACTGTAACCTTTCAAGTATTCTTTACAGTCACAGGAACTAATACAGGTACTGTGGCTTGGGGATTATCTGGTGGATCAATGGCAGATAACGCTCAAATAAATACAGCTTTTGGTACTAATGTAGTAGCTACTGCTAAAGCACATTCAGGTACATCAAATGATATAGATGTAACTGCTGAAAGCGGTGCGGTAACAATAGCTAATGCAGCAGCAGATACTTTAACATTTTTTCAGATTATGAGGGATGTTTCAGCAGATAATCAGTCAGGCGATGCAAGACTGTTAGGTATTAAATTATTTTTTACGACTGATGCGGCTAATGATGCATAAGGTTAGATAATGTCTAGTTTTGGCTACAACGTATTAGGCTTTGGAGCTTTTTCAAGCAGGACAAAGACAATGGATATTGAATGTCTTATTGTTGCTGGAGGAGGGTCGGGTGGATTTGGATCTGGAGGCGGTGGGGGTGCTGGAGGATTTCGTGAAGTTTCAACTACAGGAACGCCCTCGGATGGAACAGAGTGGACAATTACTATAGGAGCAGGTGGGGCTAAAGCAACCAGCAATGCTAATGGAAATTCTGGCTCTGATTCGTCAATTGCTGGAACAGGAATCACGAACACAACTTCTGATGGGGGCGGTCGGGGAGGACGGACTGGCTCTAGTTCCAACGGCAGTTCCACAGGCGGTTCTGGTGGCGGGGGTGGATTTGGGAGCAACCCCTCAACCTCATCGGGTTCATCTGGTAATGCGAGTGGTGCGAGTCCTGCGGAAGGAAATTCTGGTGGAAATGGAGTCATAAACGCCAGTTCTGGATTTGGTGGTGGAGGCGGTGGAGGACACTCCGCTGCTGGGTCAAATGGAACGGCTGGCACTAACCCTGTAGGCGGTAACGGGGGTGCAGGGACGAACTGGAAGTCATTAGGAACAACTTACGCTGGTGGTGGAGGTGGTGGAGCACAAGATGTAAATAATGCGTCTGCTACAGCTACGATTGGGTCTGGGGGTGCTGGAGGCGGTGGGAATGGTGGACGATATGCTGGAAGCTCAAGCCCTCAACAAGTTCAAGCCACCTCTGGAACTGCCAACACAGGCGGTGGCGGTGGCGGTGGGGGGTCAATAAATTTTGACCAACAAGCTGGAAATGGGGCTTCGGGTATAGTAATTCTCAGATATTCTGGTGGTCAAGTTGCGACAGGAGGAACAGTAAGTTCTTCAGGCGGCTACACTTATCATACGTTTACAAGCTCTGGAACATTTACAACATGAGTCATTTTGCTAAAGTTAAAAATAATCTTGTAGAAACTGTAATTGTTGCAGAGCAAGATTTCATAGATTTACTACCATCAGAGTCTGGAGTGACTTGGATTCAAACTAGCTACAATACTAGGGGTGGTATTCACTATGCACCTAATTCAAATACTGCTGATGGCGGTGTAGCTTTACGAAAAAATTATGCTGGTATTGGAGATACTTACGACTCTGTGAGGGATGCGTTTTATGCACCAAAGCCTTATCCTAGTTGGATTTTAAATGAAACATCTTGCATTTGGGAAGCTCCAGTAGTTCATCCGAATGATGGAAAATTATATAATTGGAATGAATCTAACTTAGCTTGGGAGCAAATAACATAATGGACTTAAAATCGATTACAGGCATATTACCTATAGCTACAGTAGCAGTAGCATCTATTTTTAGTTACGCTACATTATCTGCTACAGCACAAAGCAACACTGATGATATACAGGATAATGAGATACGTCTTGAGCGACATGAGACCCAGATTCAGGAACTTGATAGGGAGGTTATTTCTATCAAGCACAAAGTAGAGCG